TCCCTGGGTTGGTCAGACCGGTGATGATGGGCGATTTGCTAAATTCGAAACTCCGGAGCATGGCATCCGCGCGCTGGGCCGTAACCTGCTGTCTTACCAGCGGCAGGGGATTGATACCGTCAGCGACATCATTAACCGCTGGGCGCCGCCGTCCGACAATAACAATACCGATGCGTATATCCAGGCAGTGTGCGCGCAGCTTGGCGTGGCACCGGATCAGCAACTGGATGCATCAAACCCTGACACGCTGAAGGCTCTGTGCGCTGCAATCATCCAGCATGAGAACGGTAGCCAGCCATACAGCGACCAGCAGCTCGCCACCGGTGTCAGTGCAGCTATTGGCCTGTCACAACTTCCGACCAGCACCAAGCGATATACCGGCAATGCTGCATTCGACGCTGCATCTCCTGAAGCGCAGGCAACCTTCCTTCGCCAGGCTGACCAAATTCGCAAGCAGCAGCAGGCGGAATATCGCACCAGTATCGACAGCCGGGTTCGCGATGCCAGCGCGGCATACATGCGCGGTGTTGATTTCCCTGATGCACCAACGCAGACCGACTTCCTGGCGGCCTATGGGGTGCGGGAAGGTAATCTCCGCTATACCGAGTTTCGGAATACGCAGATCGCCGGGCAGTACATTGGCTCATTCCGCAACATGCCGACGAGCAGCATCACAGCCTACGTCAATCAGCTGAAGCCAGGAACCGAAGAAACAGGTGAGGGATTTGCATCCCGAGCTGAATTATTTGATCAGGTATCGGCGGCGGCCTCGAAGGTGATCAGCCAGCGCCAGAACAATCCGTTTAACGCTGCGGTAGAAATCGGGGCATATAAGCCAATATCCAGCAATAACCCTAACGACATCACAGCCGAGGTAGCCAACCGGTTCTCGTCTCAGGAAAGCCTGCGCGCGCTGGGCATAAATGCGCCTATTCTGTCCAGTGAGGAGGCTGCGGCACTGTCCGAACAGGTGCGCGGTACCAAAGACGTAAACCAGACAATCAGCCTGTTACAGAGTATGGGGGAAACGCTGTCCGCTCCTGCAATGCGGCAGGTCGCATCTGCCATTGCGCCAAACAACGCAGCAACTGCATATTCCGCGCTGCTGCTGGGCACTCCGGACAACCAGTACGACAACAAAAAACCATCCATCGCATACAGTCAGTTCATTGGCTACAAGCCGACCATGAACAAGTACGACGTATCGAAGGTGATCCTCGCTGGCGATCAGTTGCTAAATCCAACGAAGACAATGAAAGACGCTGGTATAACTCCGGTGCAGTTGCCGAGCGAAGATAAGCTGAAACGCGCATTCGACGATCAGGTGGGGAATGCATTCGCCAATAACGCGCAGGCGCGCCAGCTCAGTTACAACCTTTTCAAGGCAGCTTACGCCGGGATCGCTTATCAGTCAGGTGATGCCTCCATGACGCGCACTGATGCAGCCAACTCCGACGTAGTGGAAAAGGCGGCGCAATACGCCACAGGGGGCGTGTACAAGGGCTTTAATGGTGGCGATGTTGTAATGCCGTTCGGCATGGATAAATCCACCTTCAAGGACCGCTACACCGCATCTGCACAGCAGGCGTTGAAAGATGCCGGTCTCAACGTAAACGCCGCATCAAACTTCACGCCAGTCAACATTGGCAACAACCAGTATCGGCTGGTAAGCGGAAGCGGGCGCTGGGCGACGGATCCGAAAAGCAATGAAGCTATCGTCGTGAGGGTCGAATAATGTCTGATGTATTTTCTCTGGCTCCGGAAGGCCAGGCGTGGACTGACGATAAAACAGCGGCCAACCCGGCACGACAAGAAGACTATGATCCGACATTCTTCCAGGGCTCAATCGCTGCTCCGGTGCGCGGCGTGGCTGAAGGAACACTCGGCCTGGCTCAGTCTGCCGTCGGATTCAGTAAACGCCTGATCAGCGATCCGGCATTCACCGCTGACGTGGCGCCAACGGTCAATATCTTCCGCGTGATGTTTCCAGATGCCGACAAAGCGCTGAATGAAACATACGACACGATTGGCAAACAGTTGCAGGATGCTCGCGGGTATGTGAAGCCGGATGCTGGTAGCCAGGGCACCGCTGCTGAGGTTCTTTATGGCCTCGGTCAGTTCGTGCCGGCCATTGGTGCGACCATTGTCGGCGGCCCCGCGGTCGGCGCAGCTACGGCATTCAGCTCTACGTATGAACAGTCCTATCAGGATTTCAAAGGGAAGGGTGTAGACGAGTCGACGGCGCGCAACCTGGCAACTCAGCAGAGCCTTTTCAACGCAGCGGGCATGGCCTTACCTGCTGCCATCGGGACCACACTGGCAACGCGCATTGCCTCAGGTGTGGCAATCAACACCGGGTTCGGTGGCCTGAACCGTTACTCCGTCGGCGAAACGCTGGAGGAGAAAGGATACACCGAGATGGCGAAACAGTACCGGGTATTCGACGGCCAGGCGATGCTGGTGGATGCAGTACTGGGTGGCGCCTTTGGTGGTGCCCATCACCTTGCCGCGCGAAATGCTGACGCGCCACCTCCAGCAGATACTGAAGCGCCGATCCCGGCGGCAGAGGTGCAGAGTGTTCCTGACGCAACCGCAGAACTATCCCCATTAACAGAGACATCACCTGTGACTGATGCGCCGGGTGCACCGGTTCGCTCGGATTCTCAAGCACCAGTAACAGAGCCTGCCGCAGCGCCAGATATTCCTGCCATCAAACCGAGCGACATTGATGCAGCCCACACGCTGAATGAGGGGCTGTATTACGATCTGGAATCCTCCCCGGTGCTGCACGCCAGCAACGAGAGCATCAACAGCCATGTGGCAGCCATGGACGAAGCATATCGGCAACTGAATGACGGCCAGCCTGTTAACATCGGAATGATGGCGCGCGGGCTGGATGGTCCGGCACGGCCCGGCATGCTGGAATCTGCAAACGAGCAGTACCATGCAATGCAGCAGGTTTTCGAAGAGAATGGTGTCAGGTATGAAACGCCGTCAGATCTGGCTGGAGAAGCTCCGGCGCCGCGCGCAGAAAGCGCCTTTGTTGCAGCAGACGAAGCAGGCGGACAGGTCAGTGTGGATCCCGACACTGGACAGGCTATTTCATCCAACAGTTACGACCTGATGGCGGCGCGCGATATGGCGACCACTAATCCGGATCTGACAATTACGCATCCCGACACCGGGCAACCGGCGAAACTCTCTGATGTTCTGGCTGAATTTGATGAGCAAATCCAGACAGTGCAGAACGAATCGAAAGTTTATTCAGTCGCCGCCGCGTGCTTCCTGAGGAATCCATAATGAAACAGGCATGTGTTGAAGCCATTGCGCAGACACTGGGCCGCCAGCCAAAGGCTGACGAGCTGAAAGGTATTGAGGACCGTATCAAAGAGGCCGTGCGCCAGGTACATAAAAAAAATGCCAGGGAAGGCAAGACTGGCATTCCTGATGCGCAGACGTACATGGAGGCCGCCGATCTTGTGCGCCAGCGCGTTGTGCATGACGTTTATAAGAAGCGCCAGCGCGTCGCTCAGAACGCGATCGCCATCAGCAGGGTGACAGATACCCTCGACGCTAATATCCCTCCAGATCAGCAAACACCCGCCAATTTGCAGCAGTTTATCTTCTCAGGTCGGCGCACAACTGACGGTAAGGATATTGCCGTGACCTCGGCCGAGGAGCTGGCAACCGGCGCATATCAGGACTGGTCCCGCCAGCTCAGCGCTGAATTGCTCAAAGCCGGTGATGATGTACGCAAATTCTTCGAGCAGAGCAAAGCGCTCGGCGAGCAGCGTTTCCGCAGTCTGTTCGACCAGCAGGCGGCAAAGTCCGCGCAGTTCCAGATCCTGAAAGAGCTGTACGGCGAGGATACCGGGAACCCGCAGGCGAAAAAAATCGCCCAGGTATGGAATGACGTCACCAGCCGGGCCCGGCAGGAAATGAACGACAACGGGTTTGATATCGGCCTGCGAGACGACTGGCATCTGCCCTATGTGGACGACGCTGATTTTATTCGCAACGCCGGACGAGATGAATGGCTGGCATCATTGCCGGTGGCAGAACAGGCCAAAGCTCGACTGTCAGGCCGCCAGCCGCCGATAGAGTTTGCTCGCCAGGCGTGGGTGGACGACGTTTACAACACACAGGATCGCAGCAACTACGTTAATCCGGACGGCAGCCCGATGAATGACATCGAGTATCGCCAGGCGCTGGAAGCGATCTTTGAAACGAAGGCCACCGACGGCGCCAACAAAATCGACCCGGGCGCGTTCATGGGCACCGGCGGGATAAAAAACCGTGGTTCACAGAGCAGGGTGATGGCGTTCAAGGATGCACAATCACACTTTGCCTACATGGAGCGCTATACGCAGCAGCCTGTGGTGGGCGTGATGATGTCCCACCTGCAATCCTCCTCTCGTGATCTGGGTGTCGTTAAAGCCTTCGGCCCGGATGCTGCGCGCAACTTTTCCCTGGTGCTTGATCGGGTGTATCAGCGTGCTGTCACAGGTGGAAAGCCCGTGGGGCACATGAACGAAGAACGCAAGATGGTCGAGCGCATGTTTAACTCAATGGCCGGGCTTAACGGTGCGGCCACATCGAGCGTGTTCACGTCTGCGGTTGGTGGCCTGAGAAACCTCATGACCAGCGCCATGCTCGGCACCAGCGTCCTGACGGCTACCAGCGATCAGGCCATCATGCGAGCCAATGCCCAGGCTCTTGGTTTCACCCGCGACGGCATGCGCCTGTCTGAAAATACCATTCGTAACCTGTTCAGTGGTGATGCCAAAAAGGCAAATGCTGAGCTCGGGCTGCTGGTGGATTCGCATGCTGCTGTCGTCTCGAAGATGGGAGGCTATGACCTTTCTCGCGGCATAACCGGCTGGTTCGCAGAGAAGACGCTGAAGTGGTCAGGTCTGATCGCCATGGACCGCGCCAATAAAGCGGCGTTCGGTCTGCTGATGTACAAAAACATTGGTGAACTGACCCGCAAATTTAAGACGCTGGACGACGTCAAAGGGTCTGATAAAACCATCCTGGCTAACAAGGGCTGGAGCAATGAGGACTGGGCCATTATGGCAGCTGCAGACCTCCAGCCGATGACCACCGCCGGGCACATGGGTATGACGCCTGATGCGATTTACGCCGTGCCAGATGATGTTATCACCGGCATCATGGCGGACCGTATTGCGCAGGTTCGCGCCGGTAGTGAGGCTGCCCTGGCGGCGCTTGGAGATCTCCCTCCTGAACGCCTGAAGCGGATGAAAGAAGCATTCGACGCTGAGGCAGAACAGACCATTACGCGCATGGTTCGCAATGCCCGCGCTGAAGCCGCACAGAAGTTGCTGGGGATCACCCACGGTGAAATGACCAGCGCCGTAACGACTGCCACCGGCCTGGACACCTATGCCAGAGACGATGCCGGGCAGTTGATTAAGAGCTTCATGCTCTTCAAAACAACGCCGTTTGCCGGGTTCCGCCAACTGGTGAACAGAGCCAATGATCTCGATACTGTGCCGGCGCTTAAATTCCTCGCTTCATACATTGCAGGCACAACTCTGGCCGGGATGTTCGCCAATCAGATGAATAGCCTGCTTACCGGTAATGACCCACTGGATATGACAAAGCCAACAACATGGGTGCAGGCGTTGCTGAAGGGGGGCTCGTTCGGTATCTACGGCGATTTTCTGTTTCAGGACCATACGCAATACGGCTCAAGTATCGCTGCCACCATCGGCGGACCGGTGCTGAGCTTTGCAGAGCAGTTAACCAAGCTGCTGATCACGAACCCGCAGAAGGCGCTTCAGGGGGAGGAAACTTCATTCGGTGCCGACGCGCTGAAGACAGCCCGTATGATCACACCATTCGCTAATCTCTGGTACGCGAAGGCAATCACAAACCACCTGATACTGCAGCAACTGCAGGAGATAGCAAACCCAGGATACAACGACAGGGTAAGGGACCGTGCGCAGCGGGAATTCAACACAACGAGTTGGTGGGAGCCTGGAGAAACGTCGCCGCGCCGCGCTCCAGATCTCGGAAAGGCAGTGGGGCAATAATGGATATCTTGATCAAGATAGGGTTGATTCTGTTCTGGTTTGCTGCCGTTGTTGTCTGCGGCACGGCGTATCTTTGGGCGATAATTTTTGCCATAAGGAAAGGATGGCTTGGGGAGACATCGGCGAAGGTCATTTATTTCGCGACCTTCGTTATTCTCGCTGCAATAGTGTTTAAGCTTCCACTTCTGTGACATGTCACTAGGCCGCGAATGCGGCCTTTTATTTATGTTGTTTCCTGTTTCAGCTTTTCCACGCAGTAATCAAGATGCATTTGCAGATCCTTCATGGACATCTGCGAGCTGGTTACATAGTTCACCAGAGCAGTCAGCTCAGCCATCGGGCCATCAACGTTAAACCCATCTTCACCAAGCTGGCGCAGCAACGTCATCAGGTGAGAATCTTCAACAAGGGAGCGGACGCCTCCCGGCGTGTGTATTCGTTCGGCAAATCCTTTTTCCAGCGGGTGATGATACTGACGTTGCATCTCATGTTCTCCATGCAATTACTGTATGAATGTACAGTAGCAAAACTTTGAAACACTATCCAGTAGATCGGTGAGGATTACCTTAACGGTAATAAGTTACCTGTTTCTTATTCAATCAATTCATATAAGGTTTGATGGGTAATAAACTGTCCAGATGATGCACGCGCGCCGGGCGCTGCTTTACTGGAGAGAGGCCATGACGGTATCAACCGTAGTTGACCATAACGATTACACCGGGAACGGCGTTACGACATCCTTCCCGTATACCTTCCGCATATTTAAGAAAACAGATCTGACAGTATCGATTATCGATCTGAGTGAAAATATCACGGTGCTGTTGCTGGATACCGACTACACGGTAACGAACGCCGGTGGTTATAACGGCGGTAATGTGGTGCTCACCACTCCGTTGGCGAATGGTTGGCAGATCTCTATAGCCCGTGAACTTGAGCCGACGCAGGAAACCGACCTGCGCAACCAGGGTAAATTCTTTGCTGAGGTGCATGAAGACGCATTCGATAAACTAACGATGCTGATCCAGCAGGTAGGCAGTATGTTCCGCCTGGCGCTGCGCAAGCCTTCCAGTATCGCGAACTGGTACGACGCGCTGAACAACTACATTCGCAACCTTCGCGACCCGCGTGACCCGCAGGATGCAGCCACCAAGAACTATGTCGACACCTTGGCTGGCAGCAACCTGAGCCGCACGCTGCGGGTTCCTGAGCCGATACCTGAACTCCCAAATGCAGTCACTCGCGCAAACAAAATGCCGGTGTTCGACAGTGCAGGCAACGCGATTGTAGTGTTACCTCCATCTGGGTCGGCAACTGATGTCATGATTCAACTGGCTGCCACAGATGGCGAGAAATACATTGGCGAATGCCCAACCATAGCGGTATTGCGCACAATAGAGCCAACTTACGATAAGCAGAGAATCACCCTTCGTGAGCATACGGCAGGAACCCGTCTCGGTGGTGGACAGTTCCGAGCCGTTCTTTCTGGTTCTGCCTATACAGACAATAACGGAACGATAATCAAGACCGCTGGCGGTGCTGCGTGGCTACGCATTAATGCTGATATCACAAACCCTCTTATGTTTGGCGCGCTTGGTGATGGCGTTACAAACGACGTGGTTGCTATCAACAGGGCTATTGCTAACGCATCCAAGACCGATCTTCTTGGCAGAACCTATCTGATTTCCGGCGGAGCTATTGAGGTGTATAACACCAATCCTTGCTCTGTTTACAGCGGCAAGATAACGGAGCCAGCTGTCAACAACACTACAATGATGAGGGTATCGGGTGCAGGTAAAAATATATCTGACATAATTTTCGACGGGACTACTGGTTTAACGAGCAGGGGAATTATATTTGCTTCAGGAAGCTCAACAAGCAAGGTATCAGGTTGTCAATTTCTCAATCTGAAAAACCCCGGTGTTGGTGTAAGTGGCGATTATACTAATAATATCTTTTGCAGCGATATTACAATAGACAGAAATTTATTTAACAACTGTGGTAACTCAGGGGTAAATTACGACAAGAATACAATTGTTATGGATGGCGCTTTCCAGTGCACAATTTCAAATAACAGGGCAACAAATTGTAATTGGGGGGTTATTTTTAGAAAGCCTTATACATACCCTGGGCTTACAGAAACATACTGCCTTTACAATAGAGTGGTTGGTAACTATTTTTCAGCGAAAGGTGGATACCCTTACAACCAATGCATTAGCGCGCAGAGTCAGCGTCACTTTGAAGCATCTGGTAACTCTATCGAAGGTTTCCTTGGTAACGCTATCGATAACCAAAGGTGTGATTTTAGTCGTATATTAAATAACAGGATAAACTCTGGAGATGATGGCATATTCCTTGGTGATCTGAACTTCAGGGGGCACGTTGTATCTAATAATGTTATTACTGGTTGTGCCAGAGGTATTCGTGTTTATGGTCTTGCTGCTGCATCAGATGCTGATTTCAAAAACCAAGTAATGGCAGACCTGGTAATTACTGGTAATAGCATACATGACAGTACGCTATATGGCATTTACGTTTACAGGACCGAGCCTACGGATACATTTAGCGGATTTAATATATCTAACAACGTGGTTGATAATGCTGGCAGTAGAACTGTTGCGACTTTAGCACAGGCTATACTGGTAACAGGTCTTTCAAATGGTGTAGTTAGCGATAATATCATTAGATACTCCAGGCAGGAAGGGCTTCGGTTTGAGAACTGCTATTCTGTAAGTGCGATTGGTAATAATATTTCTGGCCACGATGTAAGCAATACGGGTACGTATGGGGTTTACATTGATGTGAACTGCCGTGGTTTAATTTTACGTAACACCAACATCACAGGAGGTTCTGCAACAGGTGGGGCAGTAAGAGAGACCGGAGTAAATAATACAGTTACAGGCACTCGCTGGAATGCAGTAGCATCTGGAGTCAACTCAACAGGTACAGGGGCAGTTCTGGCAGATAACGTAGCGTTCTAAAAAAAATGAGCGCCCTAGTGGCGCTCAGCAATTAACTTACTCTGTTGCAATTTTGTTTTTATTAACGCTGGCAATAGCGGAACTATAACACCGAGGATTACATATAGTGCAAAAGAATATTGATTATATACATTGATTAGCTTTCCATTAGCTTCATTTTCAAATCCCATAATCAGGAAGAATAAATTTAATATTGCAAATACAGATAAATGCCAGGACATTATTGATTTGGAGTTATCCCCTATCATTTTAAGTAAGTAATTCTCTCTAGATGATAGGATGTTGGAGAATATCACTACGACAAATATACATATCATGGATGTAACTGACGTCATAATAAACCCTGATGGATACGTTGACCATGCCATAGCGCTTTGCTTAGTTAGCCCAAATGATATTATTGTTCCTGTTGCAACTATTAAAATTATGGCAACTATGGGGTTCTGTATTGAGAGTGACTGTTTTTTCAATGAATAACCAAGTAGCATAAACATTGAACCATAAAGTGACTGAGCAGAAACATTATAAATTTGATAACCAGTCTCCTTAAATTTTACTGCGCACAGGTGAATGGCTACAAAACCAACGAGTATTGCAATTATAATTAACGTAATACTTTGGAATTTAGACTCAGTAGTCACTGAGATTATAAGTCTTGATATTATTGATGATAAGTAATAAGCAAGCAAAAACCAACAAACAAGAAATAATGGATTGTTGTGAAAGTTCTTTTCCAGAGGGTTGGCTGTGAACGGTTCGCCAAAATACAATCCTGTAAATTTACTTAATGCTATTGCCAAAGCTCCAGTGAGAATGTACGTCAAAACAATATAGGGGATTATTTTTTGTGAAAGTTTTTTCAATGCTTTGAAAGTGACTATTTCATTTTTTAATGTTAATCCACCAACAAAAAAGAATAAAGGCATGTGATATAAATAGGGCTGCATTACATTAAAGAACCCGCTTGTGTAATGACCTATCACAACCACGATAATACCAATGGCCTTCATGTAACTTATTGATATGCTTTGCTCATTTGTGAAGTTCACTTTGCATCTACCCGTGGATTCATAACTATTTCCCCATTGTATACCCAAAAGGTAATTTCGTTAAGAGTTATCCGATCAAATTTAATCCACATATGGTTTATTGTGTATGATGAACTCACCAACTAAGGGGGTTCTTTATGCACATTAAACGGTGGTCACTATGTCGCACTCGTTAACCACGGAATCGCTGAATCAGGGACTTAGCCTGAGCGCGCTATTGTCTGTGGTCGCGGGTGTGCCGCCTGAGGTGGCTTTAGGGGCGCTCGCTGGTGCGGTAATTTTCGTTACCTCGGCGGTTGAGTATCCCATAAAGCGGCGGTTACTTCTGGCATTCCTCAGCTTCTTCTGCGGCCTTCTCTTCTACAAAGCGACAGCATCCATTCTTATAGGCGTTGCCAGCCTGATCCCCACGATAACACAGGACTCTTTCGAGAAGGGCATTGTGTTTTCTGCCGGGGCTTTCGTATCTGCAATCGTCGCTGTCCGCATTGGCATCTGGCTGTATCACCGTTCTGAAAATCCGCGCGACCTGATCCCGGGGAGAAAAGACGATGACCAGTCCTGATTTGCTTCTCATCCTGAACGCCGCTATCTGCGGCGGCATTGCAATCCGAGTGCTTCTGTTCCGGCGTGACGGGTCGCGCCATCGCTGGTGGGGCGGATGGCTCGCCTATCTGCTGATCGTCGTGGCCGCCAGCGTACCTATCCGGACGTTCTACGGGTACTACGTCAGCGCCGACTGGTCAGAGGTAATCATCAAAGCTGTGTTCCTGGCTGCGCTCATCAAGACAAAAGGGAACGTGGTGCAAATCTTCAAGATAACGAGGTCCCAGCATGGACATTAAACAATTCCAGCGTGCAGCTGGCATCAGCGACGTGCTGGCCACGCGCTGGTATCTGCATATCACCGCGGCAATGAAAGAGTTTGGCATCGAGCAACCTCTGCACCAGGCGATGTTTATCGCGCAGGTGGGGCATGAGTCAGTCGGCTTTACCCGGCTGCAGGAGAACTTCAACTACAGCGTGAACGGGCTGGCTAACTTTGTCCGCGCCGGAAGACTCACGCAGGGCCAGGCCAACGCGCTTGGCCGCCGTGCTGGCGAACCATCGTTACCTCTGGAGCGGCAGCGTGCGATAGCCAACCTTGTGTACAGTAAACGCATGGGGAATAACGGTCCGACAGACGGCTGGTTCTACCGCGGGCGTGGTCTTATCCAGATCACCGGCCTGAACAACTACCGCGACTGCGGCAACGGGCTCAAAATTGAGCTGGTAAGCCAGCCTGAGCTGCTGGCGCAGGACGAATACGCAGCCCGCAGCGCGGCGTGGTTCTTCGCAACCAAAGGCTGCATGAAGTACACCGGTGACCTGGTGCGCGTCACGCAGATCATCAATGGCGGGCAGAACGGTATCGACAACCGGCGCGCGCGGTACATCACAGCCAGTAAGGTGCTGGCGGTATGATCTGGGCATTCGTGAAAGCTTACTGGAAACAGTTGCTTATCGTGGTGATGCTTGCTGCTCTGGTGGCCGGCTGCATGGTTGCCTGGACTGTACACGGCAGCCGCCAGTACGATGCCGGGTATGCGCAGGCGCAGGCAGATCAGAAACAGGCCGACGCAATATTGCGTTCGCTGAAAGAACAGGAGAAAGCGACCAATGAACGTGAAGCGCAGCAGAGGATCGACCAGGCGCGCAATGATGCTCTTGATGCTGCCGCTCGCGCTGGCCGGTTGCAGCAACAGCTCGTTGCCATCCGTGAGCAGCTCAGGCAGTATAACGCCACTGTCGGCGCTGGGACGTCAGCCGCAGACACCGGAGTTTTGCTTGCCGACGTGCTCAGCAAATCTCTCGAGCGAAACCGACAACTGGCAGAGTACGCTGATCGGGCCGCCGAAGCCGGACGAGTCTGTGAAAAGCAGTACGATTCGTTGACCCGGTGACATGGCATTTTTCATGGTACTGATTTCCGGTGACGGTATATAAAACGGTACGGTGAAAATCCGTTTCCTGAAAGTTGTTACCAGTCAATTGCTTATGCATGCCGTAAATAATTGAGTGGGAGTGAAATCATTTAAAACCCTCTATTTATAGAGGGTTTTTTTATGAACTAAAATTAAATCGTCTAATCTACTCAGCCTAAAAAATTTACTAGGTAGTCAGGTTGCTATGGGAAATAAAAAGTCGAAAAAACTTTGTCCTTGTGGTTCTGGTATAAATTTTAAGAATTGTTGTAAAAGTAAAAATTTTGAATTTGTAGAAGATAATGATGATTCTTATACAATAAAAA